GTGGAAAGTATTTACAGTAGGTATAAAGTTACGGATACCCATGTACTGCGCTACTGCTATCTCTGCGCCAGCGGCTTCACTATGCTCGGCAACGAACTCGTGAAAGTTTATCTTTGTGTTATATCGCCCAGCATGATCTGGCGTATTAGCCTTCTCGCCTGTACTACGGGCAAACCCACTAGCTGCTGCCTGTAACTCCTGCGATCGATCTAAGATCACCTGGACGATCTGAGCCATCTCAGTTATAGCCATATTGGTTTGCATTGATCGCCCCGTGACTTACTGCTACAGGTATAGCCGCGGTATTTATTGCCTGTTTTCTCGCTTACGCCTTCTTTGTAAACCATGCGGCCATGCGAGCAGATAGGTGCAGGGTCTATAATCTCGCTGCCTAATTGCGCTTTAATGTCTGCAATAGTTTCAGCTGCTGGCCGCACACTTCCCACGCCATCAACCTTTACTGCAGGTACAGCAGTAGCCCATAGATCAACCTCTACTGCAGGCTGAGCCGCTAAACGTTCTACCTTCTCCATGTCTTGGCGTGTAGGCCGTGCATCGCTAGGCATAAGTAACCCGATGGCTCGACCGATTGCGCTGGTGCTGCAATTTTCAATCCAGAAGTCCCTGTTTACGCCTCGATCAGTACGCAGCTCATAGGCATAATCTACGGCCGCCGGTACTACATCCTCATGCTCACGGAATACGCTGGCACGGATGATTACATAACCATCCTTTACGTTTATCTCAACGATCTCAGTAATGATCCTGCCTGAGATATGGGTTTCTCTGAACCGCTTAATGCGGCTGTTTACATCCTCGTAGGTTGATAGATCAAAGGACATTTTGCACCTGCTGAGCATTTTGTCTTGATGTAAGGCTGTACATGCTTTTAACTTGCTCAGTACGCAAATTTAAGACTCTGGCAATATAGTCAAAATCTAACTTATCTACATCGCGTAACATCATAAGATCTTCTTTTTGAGAAGCAGTCCACCTATGAATTTTGTATGGGCGGCGTTTTACATGTTTTCTGACTGCCTTATCTGGCTTCTGTAAAGCAGGTGTAATTACTTTAGGTGCTGTGTATTTCTCGATAAGTAATGCAAGCAATAGTTCTTTCTCGGCGTTCATTATTTGACCACACGATCACTAGCTACACGCATACCAGCTGCGCGGCCACGATTATAGCCATCCTTTACGCCTTCTTTGTAACCGACTGACCAACCTACGATAAACCAAGCAATACTTACCATTATTACGAATACTGCTACTTTTTCTATATCCATTTACTTCGCCCTTGTTTGGGTTAAGCCGTGCTACACCGAATTAGGTAGCCCTGCCTAACGTGTAAATAAAGGGTAAAGCCTAGGTATGACAGCGGTCAATAACCGACACGCCCTAACGCTGTAGCAACATTTCGTAGATCGAGTCAACCTTGCTTTCAATACGATCCACTCGACCCCTTAAGTTATGGCCGCCGTTATTGTCTGTGCGTAATTCGCTTAGGTAATACTTAACTAGATGGCGAACCAGCCCAGCCGCAAACCCCATAAGTGTGCAGATACCTATGGCTATTGCTATTAGCGACTGGGCGGCAGTCATTACTTAACGCCGAAAGTGCTGTCGCTTGGATTCATGGCGCGCAATAATGGGCCAAGTAGTCCAGCAATAAATGCATTACCTAATGTTTTCCAGTCGGTAATGCCGGACATGTAAAGCGCAGCTGCGCAGCTAAAAGCGGCGCGTAGATATGACAGGCCAGCGGCCTTAGCTTGTTCTTTCATGGTCTTACTCCTAAGTGCCCTTAGTTGACTTGTTTCAATACTGCAATCGTATGCGTACCCGATGCAGCAATTCCATATAAGCCTTCATGATCTCCTACAGGCACTTGCATTTTATCGCCGTTATCTAGTTTGTAACCATTAGATGTAGTTACGTTAGCATCGCCTAAATAGACAGCACCGCCGCCTAGATTATGTAGCCATACTGTCTGATCCATAATATTTGCAGCTACTAAAAGTGTGGCTGTAGTTCCTACTGATATTTGTGCGCTACTCGGCATAACTTAATCCTAACTTCTCTATGTGTTTGGCTGTCTTAATTGGGTCTAGTGCTAATTCCCAATGCATTTCATCTTTTCGAGTCCAATTACCACCCCAATTAAGAGCATATTTTTTGGTAAGTGCCTGGATCATTGGAATTTTTTCAGCTGGGAAAGTGCCAGCCTTGCCTAGCGGATGCTTAGTCGCGTTGAGGTCAATGGCTGTACCGCTGCTGTGATTGCTTAACTTGCCCGGTACGCCTCTAACATCGCGATAGCAGTAGCCCCAATCGTCTAGCGCACCGCCATCAATCGGCTCGATTAGTTCATTGAATTGCTCTGCAAAAGCCACAAGTAGAGGCGCAGCAAAATAGGCGCAACGCAGCTTTACCTTGCTGCCCCTGATTGCGTAAGACTTGATACGGATCGACTCAACCTCTTTAGAGGCTGGCCAGCCGTTATAACTGATTGCACTCATGACAGCAGTAGGGCTGCTTCCTCGGCGTTAATGCCTAACTTGGCCAGTAGTGCAGCTTTAGCATCTGCAGTAGCTTGCTTAGCCGCTTTTTCTGCTTCAGCCTCTAGCAGGTTATCCGCCCACTCATTAATTTTTGCATCATAATCCGCGCCAATTAGTTCCGTATAGCCATCCTCATCGCAACCGACTCTAATGGTTGGATATTCTGACTTTAGTTTGATTATTAAATCAGTTTTTTTAGTCATTAGTTTTGTACTCCATATACCTTAATTAGTCCTGAAAATGTGCCAGAGGCTACAGATAAGATAAAGCCGTCAATAGCCGATGCAGTTGCACTTGAGTAACCTTCGGTAACTGATCCGCTTGTAGTTATATCGAAGCCGTTACCATCCCATGTAGGTCGCTGCGCTACTCCTACGCTGCTAAACCACAGCTGCATATTGCTTACGCCTGTGCCACCTGGTTGCATAATTACAATAGGGGTAGATGTACCGCCTGCAGTTTGTGTTGTAACTGCCGCGCCGCTTGATCCCAATACTGTACGCGATCCATAATAAACGCCACCCGATGCAGTTACGCCGCCGGTACGAGTTTGTAAACGTAAATCCTGATTAGTGCTTGTAAGTAAATCTGTCATTAGCACTAGGTAATTTCGATATGTAGATGTAAAAACGCCATCAAAAGTAGTGCTGGAATCAGCTGCAGTAGTGATAGTTCCAGACTTAACAAGTGTTAAACCGCTTGCGCCTACGGATGACCATGCGCTACCAGTATAAAACTGAGTAACGTTTGTATCTTTTAAATAACAGAAATTACCTTCTTGCGGGCTAGTTACAGCTGCATCACGGGCTGTCGCACTAGCGAATACCCATACGCCTTGCATCAAATAGCCATTTGTATCGGCCGCTGTTAGTACATCACCCGTTACGAAGGTCTTAAAACCTAATCCTGCTCCCATTTGTTTATCTCCTTAGTAACTTAGTACAGACGTATCAAGTACGCCGTATAGGGTTGAGTTTAATATAAACCCGTCAATAACGGGTTCAAGTGTAGTAAAAGTTGTACGCCATTTATTTGGGGTAACGTTATGAGCCACGCCAAAAACTTGCAGGGTCTTTGTAAGGGTAGATGCACCTGGCTGGTTAGTAGTAATAGTTACCGGGTCAAAGAAATCCAGATCAAGCGCGGCTAATATGCCATTGGCATAGTTATCTGTGTATAGGTCTAGTTCAATCGCATCGCATCGAACGCTGGTTTCTGCACGGCTTGCAACGTAAGCGCGGGCATAGTCGAGTGCCACGGCATCGGTCTGCATGAGTAAGTTTTGCTGGTTATAAGTGTGGGCAAAATACTTCTCAACACTAGCTGCGTTAGTGGATGATTGAACTGAGCCGCCCGTCCTAGTGATATTGGCTTGGTTAAAAACCAAAGTATCATCCAGACGCCATACAGCGTTCGCGTACCCAATGTCACTCCCGTTATCGTTAAAGACTGTAGGCGTACCTGCGATGCTTGCCGTAGTTACTGTGCGATCCTGAAATACGAACGAGCCAGATGCATCTACATAGAACGCGCCGTACTCACTATTTGTAACAGTTTGTAATGCGGCTAGGGATGTACGAGCTGTGCCTGGGTCTGCCTGCATCGTGGTTAAACCTGCATCAATATCGCGCATCGATGCTGGCCATGAAATTGTGTTAAGTATCTGGTTAATTCTTGTGCCACTTAGATCGCCAGCAGTAGCCCCTGTGACTGTAGCAATCTGTGCATTTTGCGCTAGTCGCTGAGCATCTACGGCCTGAATAGTTGTATAAACAACATCGTTTGCATTAAGTGGTGTGCTAGTTGTGTAGCTTGTAATAAAACCTGAGAACATTGGATAAGTAATGCCAGCGGATGTAGCCGATATAGATACCTTACGCATAGGCGTTAAATAGCCGTAATACGGGCTGCTAGGGTTTTGCGGGTTAAAATCGCCGTTCTGATCCACGATCCGCAGGGTTAGCGTACCTGTCTGAAATTCATCTACCTGCGGGTTACGGCCACGCTTAGTTGTAACGCTATCTACTACATCGCTTACATCCACGATAAGAGCTGCTGAATCTGCAAGTACGTTAGTACCTAGTATGCCTTCGCCGATAATAAATGCCTGTGCAAACGATGCACCTGTACTAAAGTTAATAACCGCGTTAATTACTGGGACTGTCATGGGACAATCGTTCCAGCAGGTGTACGGCCGTAGCCAAATCGTTGGCTTTGTAATAATGCATCACTTACTGCATCTACGAATTCGTCTTGCATAATTACTGTGCCGGTATTGTTTACAACGATTGTTGGCGCATTACTGTAGCCAGCATCAAAGTTGCGATCTCTACTTTGACCAGGATTAAAATTTACTCCAGCAACAGGGTCATTATTGGTAACAGCCTGTGCTAAGAAATCTACAACAGTTTGTGACTCTGATACAGATGCAGCGGCAGCTTCAGCGGCAGCTGCGGCATCGGCAGCAACATTTTCTACCTTTTCTAAAATAGCCTCAATAGTGTCATCCTCTGCAAAGATGCTTTCGATAACATCCTCAACGGCTGCACCGCCACCTGCACCGCCACCTGCACCGCCACCACCTGAGCCTTTACCTAAATCATAATTACGGTCTTGGTTTTGACCAGGATTAAAAGTAACCCCCGGAATCATTAACATGCCGCCCTTTAGCCTATTAAGTTCATTGTAAGCGGAAAGTAAACTTCCAGCCCATGTAGCAAACGGGTCTTTGGCCTGACTAATGGCTAAAAGATCGGCGGCAATCTTGGCGTTTTGCTTTTGAATATCCTCTAGTTTTTTGGCTAGTGCCTCGGCCTTATCCGCGTTGCCATCCTCAATAGCCTGCATGAGTAGTAAGCGAGTTTTTTCTTCCTCGGTTATCTTGCCCTTTAGAGCTGCAGCTATTTGAATCTTTTGTATTTCAAATACAGCAGCGGCTTTATCTAGTTTCGCTTTATTGGCAGCTGCTAGTTTATCGGCCTTAATCTTATTAGCTGCGGCTAATTTATCTGCCTTAATCTTGGCATCGGCAAGGGCTTTAGCTTTAGCAGCAGCGGCATTATCTGCCCTTTGAGTATCTTGGCTGCTGATAGTCATAGGAGTAGTAAAGCCAGTACCTTGTTTTACGCGTAAGGCTTCAGCTATTGTTGATTCATTTTTGAAAAAACTTAAATCACTAAATAAAGTTTGATTGACTTTAATAAATTTAGCAGTTTCTTTTGCAGCATCTGCCATCGCATTGGCAATTCTATCTATAGCTGAAACTGCTGGATCGATCGTACCTGCACCGCTTAAAATACCCAAGGCATCTACTAAACCTTTACCAATTGTTTCTTTAGCATTGTTACCGGCTACTGTTAGTTTATTTAATGAACCTTGATAAGTATCGGCCGCACTAGCAGCTTGTCCAGCAAATAATAAATTAAGTTTTTTCTGTATATCCTCAAAATTACCTGTTGCTAATTCTGCTTTAGATATACCTACGCCTAAACGTCCGATAGCAGCAGTCTGCCCTAGGTAAGCCTTTTGTAGGCTTTGTGATACCTGGGTAACGCTTTTACCAGTACCGGCTGCAATATCTAAAGATAGGTTTAATAGTTCTTGAGATTTTACTACGTCACCTGTGGCGCGCAGTAAGCGATCCATAGCTGGGCGCAGTTCATCATCAAGTACGCCTGTCTGGGCTTCAAGCCGATTTATAAAGCCATTGACTGTACCAACGTTTGCACCATAGGCAAGGCCAAGGTTTTTTAATGTCATGCCTAAACTTTTAGCTGCGGCATCATCCTCGGCAAACGCTTTAACGCTGGCCTTGCTGTAAGACACTAATTTCTGAATAGCAAATACGCCTAAGAATCCCTTGGCTAAGGTTTTAACACTCTTAGTTAATTTGGCTGTGGATTTGTCTGCTTTATCAAAAGCTTTTTTGCCCGTGAACTCGGCGGCTATATCTATCTTTACTGATGGATCAATAGCCATTAGTTATACCCCACAGCCGCGTTAAACTTATCCCGGGCTTCCTCGATGGCTTTAATAACAGCTGCGTTAGTCTTGCCGCCGTCATCTTTCCACGCACGAAAGATTGCACGGCCTTTCATCTTGCGTGATCTACGGCCTGCACCTGTTTGATTATTAGCATCTACGATTAAGCCGTACTGGTTAATAGCCTGTATAAATATTGATCCTGCTTGCGGGTTACGGCTGCGGCCTTGACCAGGGCCATTAGCTACAATATTTGCACCTTGGTTATAGCCTGGGCGTTGAACAATAAATGATGATCCCTGCTCACGGCCATTAGGGTGAACACGGCCAGCAGTTTCATAGATTGCGCCAGACATCGATGCATTTACAATTCTAGATAATGATCTAAAACCTGATCGGTTTACTTTGCTAGGTGTGGTTTTGTAACCTATGCCGCCTTTAGCAGCTCTACCATCCCATACCCATCTAGTGTTACCCGATGCTTTACCCCAACCCGATAACGGGGCTTGGGATGGAATAAAGCCGCGAGCCTTAGACACTACAGGTTTTAATAAACTAGCCATTTCTTTCTGTGTTTCTTTAGCTAGATCGGGCGTAAATTTTTTTAGGGCTTTACGGAGTTCAATGCCGCCTTTTACTGTTACTGGCATTTTTAATCTCCTTATTCCGATCTTTCATAGCTTGCAGTAAAGCTTTGAACATCCTGCTATCTAGTGCTAGTAAATCATTGGGCGCGATACCCGTTTCCAAACTGATCCGTGCGATCAAATAAGTAAACGAGTCACGCCCTATGCTTCCGGGTCATCGTCTAATACTTCGACCTTGGCAAGCATCTCTACGAACTCTGCGCCGAATAATGGAACTGTTACAGCTGCGCGCTTTAAACACTCCCAAGCCAACCAGAACACGTCTGATTGCCTAGATTCCTCTGCAAAGGCCTTGTGAAATCCTTTGCCTTTATACAATTCAAAGGCATATTCAATACCAGGCGTGATCTGGTGTTCACTTACCTCGCCTGTTGCCCTTGTTATTTTGAGTTTTGCCATTTGTTTGCCCTTTCGTAGTTAGGTTAGAACGCGACTGATGGCGATACGGTTACAACAGAATTTACGGTAAATGAAAGGCTAGATGCCGCTTCATCGCCCACGCCGCCGTTACCAACAGGTGTTAGGTTATTTACCAAGATGTTAAATTGGTATGAAGGATTAGCAGCTGATACAGCTGTACCTTTTACTGTAATCATTGATACAGCTAGTGTTGTACCTACTGCTGCATTTAGTGTCTGCATAACTTGAGATGCTGCCCAGTCATTTAGAAAGTCAATAGATAATGTTGCAGCTTGCAATCCAGCAACATAACGATGAGAAAGATCGCCCATCGCGGTGACCTCAAGCTCGTCAAAAGTTTGAGTAAGAGTAGTGGCCGTTACATAACTCGAGATGTCGATGCTAGGTACTGTTGGCGCGGCTGCTGTGGCAAGTTTAATGCCAACATTGTTATTTAAATAAATTGCCATTTTGTTTATTCCTCGTCTGTTTTAGTAGTGGCTTTAGATGGTGCTGCGTTTTCTTTTACTTGACCAATTTTGATTAGCCAAGCTAGATCAGTTTCGTTGCTCATGGTTTAACTCCAGCTCGTTAGTACGGATATATTAAATTCGGCTGTTAGTAGATCGCCGCTATCTGCATTTAATACGCCAGGCGCGCTAACGCTAGTTATATTAAATACGATATTAGATGCGGCTAATTTTGTGTAAGCCGCAACGATAAATTCTTCGATGCCCTGAAGGTTGCCCTGGTTATCCAGCATTGGACACGTCAGCAGGATCCGAAAGTTAGCCAGGGGTGAAATAGTTATTTGGCTGTTATTGCTTGGTGTGAGATATGGATCTGCCGGTAATACCACGCAGCTGTTGGCCAATATTGTGGCGGGCGGATAACTAAATACCGACCAAACTCCAGCATTGGTTAAAGCCGTTGCGATGGTGCTACGCAGGGTTGTAATGGCTGCCGTAGGCATTTATCCGACCATGCTATTCGGACTCATGTACGGGGCTAGTAGGCCGCGTACCTTGCCTATCATGCTGTTGCCCATGCGATATGGATTAAAATTTAGTCCGTCTGGGCTTACTCCACCTGTCGAGCTGACCTGCCTGGCCTGCCAAATATCTGTTGCCAACATCATCGCAGCTTGTCTAACGCTTGCTGTATTAACGTAGGTAGCAGTCTTTGTATCTGCACCTACAGCTGCGCCAGATGGCACTACGCGCCTAAAATTTTCATCTGCTGCAACCTTGGCGTATTGAATAAAACTATAGCCGCGTGGTTGCTGGTAATAATTAAGTTGCATATTAAATGCTGGCAATAAATTTGTAGTGCCTGTGCTAAAAGGTAGCGTGGCAGTAATTGTGTAAGTGCCGTTAAATGTCGAGCCAGCCCCGGATATTGTCACGCTTTCGCCTGTAGTAAATAAACCGGGGTTGGCCAACATTACTGTGGCAACGTTGCTTACCAATGCAGTCCCCACGACTGGCGCAGAATCAAACCAAAGGAAACTGTTGATCTGATCCTGTGCGGCTTGGCAGCACTCCTCGACAGTGCTATCTGAGTAAAGAGTACCGATGCCAAGATTTGTGCGTAGCTCGGCGACTGTTACATATGTAGCGGCCATAATCGGTACTCCTCACTTAGTTAGGGTCGGTGGGCGAAAGGGCTAATCGCCCACCGACTATTAGGGTTAGGGCTTAGGTAAAGTTGTAACGGATAATTCCCTTAGGCATCTTGGCGATTGTTGCCATGTAGCCGTAGATCGCTACCTGTACCTGTAGGTTGCTTACAACGTTTACAGACATATATGCCTGTGGTGATTGGTAAACAGTAAATGCTTCTGGCGCAAGGATAATCGCTGAATCGTCTACTGTTGTTGTAGCTGTGAAATTCTTATCAACATATAGATCAAGACCTAATACGTTGCCGCGAATTGAACCAGGTTGAGTTAAGCCGCCTGCGTTCATTGGCTGCGATGCTGAGTAAATTGGGCGGCCAGTTGTATCTGATGCACCCATTAGTAGCTGCCATTGAGATCCATTGGCGATGTAGTTCTGTGCGTAGTAACCAGTTGCCTCATAAACAAGGCGAGCAGCTTCTGATGCGTAACCGATGATGCCTGCTGATGTAGCAGCTTGTGCAGTAGTTGCAACAGTACCTGCAGTAATCAACGCAGCATTAACTGTTGTGTCAAGTGTCTTTAGGTAAGCGTTCTGTAGTTGCTGTGTTAGTTCTGCATAGAAATTAGGATCTGAACGTTCTAGCAGTTCGATGCTGATCGTGTTCATACCTGAATACTTATTTACAGTTCCTGATAGGTACTCAGTAACCATACCTGTGTTTTGTACTGCGCCTGCTTCTGCCTCGACTGTTACAACTGGTGCAACGCCTGACTGACCGCCTGCTGATGTAACAAGTGATGGCACGTTAATTGTCATGCCGCTTGCTGGCAATACGCCGCGAGAACATGCATCGATTGATGGTGTACCAAAACGTGTATTTGTTGGGAATTCGGAAAGGTACTGGGTGGGGCTGAACGCTGGATTCGTCGAAAATGAATCATCTGCAGCTGTTACATAAAGCATTGAATCTTGATTGCCTAAGGCAGCCTTGATCTTATGCTCTGTGTACTTAGCCATTGATGTAATCGGTGTGCGTACTGTTTGGCTGTCTAATACGGATGGGCGAATAATTTGGCGTGCTGCTTGAACTGGTGCAGCCTCGACTGGTTTTTCTGCCGGTACATCCGGTGTATCAATAGGGGCTGTAGTCACAGCTGCCTCGCTTTCGGTTTCGGTTTCGGTTTCGATTTCTACGATTGTCGTATTGATCGTTGTTGTTTTTGTGCTGTTACTCATCGCTGCTTCTAGTTCAGCTTTAGCCGCTGCAATATCAGTTACGGCCGCTGAATCGAAGGCAGCCGACTCCACAAGGCTTACTTCTTTCAGGACTGCAGCGGTAACCAACAGGTAACCCTTCATCTGCTTAGACGCGGATACATCCACGCCTACGGATAAGCCAGATACAAGGTTTTCCTGAGCTAGTACAAGTGCATCCTGTCCCCGGCTGCTACTTGAAATTTTGAAAGATGCATAAATGCCATCGCTACTATCTTGCACACTATTGGCCATCATGCGCCCAACAGGTTGGGTACTTTGATGCTGCATAAGCAATTTTATTTTTGCTTGATCCTCGATTGCGATTGATCCGCGTTCAAATACAACAGGGCCAGCCGATGTATAACCGACCTCGTTATATGGCGCAATTTTTCCTGAAATTACACGGCGTTCACCATCTGCCGCTTGAATCGCGTTATTAAACGTTAAGTGCAACATTTGCAATATCTCCTGATCCATTAGGTGTTAACTGTTCCATAGATTGCGCTTGCGCTACATCTATCAAACCTAGGTTTAACATTTTCTCTATCGCATCTAGTCGCGCCATAGTATCTGCGCGTAAGAAAGTTTCATCAACAGCAAAGCGCACACGATTACCATGCGCAGTTATGTCATCCATGCTTAGACGATTTTCAATGGCGCTAATAAATGGCTGTAATGAATAAGCCACGAATTCTTTTCTACCATCTAAGATATTTTGATAAGTCATGCTGTTATTCATATCTGCAGAAATGTAATATGCCGGTACGTTCATTAAACGCGCAATTTCAGTAGCAAGGTACTGGCTGCTTTCGTTGTATGTCATATCTTTCGGACTAAAGCCAATATTTTGCGCTTCTAAAGTGCTAGTCAAATATGCGGTACTGCGATTATTACGCGCGGCTTTCCACGCAGCTAGTAAGCCTTGAATCTGCGCCTCTGGTAGATCAGCACCGGTATTTTTTAAGATTGTGGTTGCCATTGGCGTAGCTGCTGCAACTGCTGCCGCTTTTTGTATATCCAACGCAGCTTGTATTGTGCGGCCGCCAGTTTGCAATACTCCAGGTAGTAACGATTGAAATGTAACTAGCGAACCAATACCGGACATCGGTACGCGTTCACCATTGACTGAGTAATACTCAACCTCATCGCCGTACTTATTTGTAGTTACTGTAACGCGTGTGTTAGGTACAAATTCAAAACCTGATGGGCGTTGGTCATCAAAATAAATTGACTGGACTTTTAGATAGCCCACGCCGTAGAACAGCAACGCATCGACCAGATATGCCAGGGTCACGCTAAGCGGTTGGCGTATATCCATTTGGTCTAGCCATAAAGGGCTTTCTAATTTTTTACCTGTAGATTTTTTGTATAAGCCAAGATCGATGCTGGATATAACGCCTGCGATTAGGTTTCTGCAGCGACTAACACTTGCAACCTGGAGTGCTAAATTGCGATCAATCGCAACGCCATAACCATAGTTAGATAGGCCGCTGTTATAGCTGTACATACCAGCACCATAAGTGCTATCCATAATGGCAGGGGCATACTGGGCAGTTACCTCTGCCTTACCCTTAAAGCCTAAAGTTTCCAGTAATCCCATAGGGCGGATTTTCTCAAATTGTCAAGCACATTACCGATTCTGCTCGGCGTGTCGCTAGGCGTATATCTTGGCTTCTTGTAACGGCTTAGACAGGTGCATTATTAGCATGGCTGCGCTGATCGGCGCGGCAACACTGCCGCTAGATTTTTTACGGATAATGCGCCAGGCTTGATCGTTACTTTTAGCAGCTACGTTATCCATACACTCGTTTAGATATTCTTGATCCCCATGTACTAGCCGCTTATTGTCCATGTAATCTTTGAACGTCTGGCAAGCAACATAGAACTGCGAGCCTGAGCAGTCCTCGACCTTTACGCCAGAATTATGCAGGCGATCGGCAATAGCCTGCCCGGTATATTTGTCGAACAGCACTTGCTTAGGCATCCACTCATCGCAGTAAGCCTTTATATCTACGGCAATTTTTAGCTCATCAATAGCGCGATCCGACTCCCACGTTTTAACAAGGCTTAAACCAATGCGGCCATCGGGCAATATTGCACCAGCCATTAAAGCTGCGTGGCGTTTATTATGCGGCTCTAGATCAAAGGCAAACATGGAATACATGCCTGGTGAAAGCAGCAGTTCAGGATTGGCGCACTCATCCCAGCTTCCAGGTGTCCATGGTGATACATCCGTACCGACCCACTTGCAAAGCTGCTCTTGCATGGCTGCGTGATAAGTAGATGATGCAATAATTTCCTCAATCGCTGCCTCGCTGATTAGCGTACCTAACGATGGATTGGCTAACGCCCATTGTGATCGATCCCAAATATCGCAGTTATCTTGGCCGCTGTACTCGTAATATCCCAAAGATTTAGGCGGCTTATTTAAGGATCTTTCGCGCATATCGTTTAAGACGTGGCTCATTTTGTGGCCAGCATTTGAGGTATAAAACCGCTGTGCATTAGGCCGCGTTAGGGTTGTACTCTTAGCTGCATCTAACGCCTCAACGCCTACATCGCGCAGCTCATCTATCCAAACAAGATCGCAGCTAAGCCCGCGGCTTGAGTCAATAGTTGCCGCTACTACTTTTACCTCTGCGCCTGATTCTAAGATGATGCGATGCCTGCCATTAGTACGTCTGTAGCCTTTGTTAATTGTGCCGCCTTTAACCTGCACCTTTAAAAACTCATTACGTTCAATAATGGCAGACATGATCTCTAGCTGTTTTTCGGCCAAG